GCGCTTCCTGAACGACCCTCGCACCTCTAATGCCGAGATCCAAAAGCTCTCTCTTTTGGCCAAACTTCGTTACGAGGACTTTCGCCGGCAACTTATTGTGTGGTCCCGCGCAAACGAGCCGTGAGACGCACCCGACCCGGATGCGTATTAGGGCTGACCGCACCGGCGGCCGTTTCAAGTCACTGACGCAAAGAACCAAAAAGTTGGCCTGAAATCACAAGACCGCACTTCGCTGCCATACGGCCGCCCACTGATCTGCCGCTAGTGGCGCGGCTGGTGAACTCCGTTCGGGAAATCGTTCGCGTAGCAACGGCGAATATGGGACCCTACTCGCGCCGCCTAATACAGGGGGGGTGCCGCCCCTTCGATCGCGGCTTAATCAGCTAGGTCGATCGCCTACGCCGCTGTCTGGATTTGGGGTTGAAGCGACCTCCAAATCGTTGGCTCACTCACGCCATAGACTTCCGCCAGCTCTGCCATCGTCTCACCCTTGGCATAGCGCTCGGCGGCAATCTTGACCTGCTCGGGTGACAGGCTGCGCTTGCGGCCGAACTTCGTGCCCTTGGCCTTGGCGCGCGCCATGCCTTCCTCGCAGCGCTTGCGGATCAGGTCGCGCTCAAACTCGGCAATGCCGCCCATGATCGTCAGCATTAGCCGGCCCTGAGCCGTGGTCGTGTCGCACCATTCTTCCCCGAGGCTTACGAAGCCGCAGGAAAGGCCGTCGAGCTCGTGGATGATGTTGTGCAGGTCCCGGCTTGACCGCGCCAGGCGGTCGAGCTTGGCCACCACGACGGTATCGCCGGGGAGAAGCTCTTTCATGAGCTTCTCGAACTGGCGCCGGCCATTGGTGGACTTGCCGGATACCTTCTCAGAGTAAATCCGCTCGCAGCCGAACGCCTTCAGGGCGTCAACCTGACCCTGATAGTCCTGAGTGTTCGAGGACACTCGCGCATATCCGATCTTCGCCATCTCCAACCCAATTTTGCAAGTCAACGATTTGCAAGTTAAATCATGCCGACAAATCAACGTCAAATGAAATATTGCAAATAGTCTACTTTCTGCAAGCTAGGTCTTGCCCGACTTGCCACGAGGCGGCAGTGCGATGCGTTTGGTTGGGGCTGGCTCGGCATAATGGGCCAAGAGCGCCTTCCGGATGACCTCGAGTACGTCGCTCGGCACGCTATCGCTCGGCGCCACGCGCTTTGCGACCTCGAGGATTTGGAGGAGCTTGGACCATTCGGCTTCAGTGAGATCGGCCGGCAATTCCGGCTTGTGATAGGCGATCTGCTTCGGAGGCTGCGGCGCAGGCTCGGGCGCGATCGGCGCCGGATCGGACTGCAGCCAGGTGACCTGGATCGGCCCCTGCTGGGCCTCGAGCGCGGGTTTATCGCCATATCGACCGGGATGAAGCTTGGCCATGATCCACTTGACGGTATCGACCTTGAGCCTGGCGCGCTGGACAACGTGGTGACCGGACATGACTCGGTCGCCGTCAATAATCAGGTCGCCGCTGTCATCGAAAGCAATGCGAAGGATTTCCTCGCTGTACCAATCCATCAGCGCTTCCCGCGCCTGCGCGTAGCGGGCACGGAAGCCCTCGTTGGCATCCAGCCATCGCAGCACAGTGTGACGGTCAGGCATGCCTTCCTGCGTGCATATCTGCCGCAGCCCCTTGCCGCCCGCCATCTGGTGGCAGATTTCCTCGCTGACTTCGAAGGTGTAGCTGCTTGGCCTGCCGGTTGGCTTTCGCGGCGGCTCGGGCTCCAAGATTTCAGGCTCGGGGTTGTTGTTCGTCTGCTTTTTCACGTCGTGTCTTCCATTAACTCTAGTTCAGGTCTGATCGGGAGCGGGTATTCGCGTCATACATGCGCTCGAGTGCCACGCGCTCGTAGCCAGGCAGAAGCTTGCCGGCCCGCTTGGCCGCCTGCGCCGCTTGCTCGGGCGTGTCGCAACTGAAGGTGATGGCCGCCTTGTAGTCCGTCGCCACCTCACAAGCGCCGCGTATCCACGACTTGACGCTTCGGTTGATCTGCGGCCGGTTGATGAACGCTACCGGCTCGCCATCCTCCCCAATGAAGCAGCACTGCAGCTCGCACTCAGGAATGCCGAGCGTCACTACCGCACCCTTGCCGGGCCAGTCCTTCGGCAGGAACAGGACGCTGTGAAGCTCCTCGACGCCGTACTGCCGGGTGAACTCGGGCAGGACGCGCGTAGTCCAATCGCTCATTCAAATCTCCATTTCACAAAATTAAACGGCGTTCTCGCCAGCGCGGCGGGCAGTGCCGGCGCGAGAAGAAGGGTTCAGCACATGGCTGGCGTGCCTATTGCCTATCACCCGGGGAGGCGAGGCGGGCCTGCGGGCCCGCCCCGCCCTGGGTATAGGCAGGGCAGGCTGGCCCGAGAGGCGGGCCCAGGCGGGACGGCATGCGGGCCCGACGCGGGCCGGGGGCGGGCCGCGCATGCTCGATGCCTACCCGCGCGACCCCGGCCCCGCGGCCAACTTCGAATGAGGGTGGGACGGTCGGCCGTAGGTCTCGACGTGAATCTTGCCGGCCTTGAACAGGTCCCGCATGGCCTGCTCCAGATCGGCGGCCCTTAGGCATTGCCTTTTGGCCTCGTCCTCCCTGGCGAATGCCTTCACGGCGTAGTTATTCGAGGATTTCTTGTCGCTGACGTTGCGGCCGGCACGCGTAAACCGCCCAAGTAGGGCCAGGAACACGTCCTCCGCATTGACCTTGCGCGCCGCCTTATCGAGGTTGGAAACGCCGCCCTCGGGCAAGAAAAGGCCCCTCTGGTAGCGCAGGACCATGCTCTCGCCCTTCGGGCCGTATTGATTTTTCTTAAATTCGATCTCGCGCAGATCGTTGTCGGGTTGCTCGCCATCGTCAGGCTTGGCGCTTTTGAGGTACATCCGGAAGCGAAACGCGCCGTGCCAAGCGGTCGACCCGGAGATGCCCGACCCCGAGTTGATGCCCTGCAGGCTGGGATGGCTCAACACGGTGACCGAGCCGCCGGCCACCTCGGCCAGGGCCTGCATGTGCATGCAGAATGCGTACACTTGGACGCGGTCAATCTCACTGCCGGCAAAGGCGCGGGACAGCGTGTCGATCGAGATGTTCTTTGGCTTGATGTCGCCCGCGGCCTGGTAGAGTTGCTTATAGAGGGCCGTGGTTTCGATCTTGCCGCTCTTCAGGGGAGCGCAAAGCGTCGCATCCTTCCCAAGCAGAGGCAGAACGTGCAGGCCGCCCTCGGTCAATTCCCTGAATGTGACGTCATAGTGCTTGGCGATGGCGGCAAGGCGAATGTGGATTTCCTTCTTGTCGTCCTCCGCCCCGATATAGAAAGCCGGCCCCATCTCGGGCACCGAGCCAAGCCAATCCTTCGCGGTGACGTGGGCGACATCCTTCATCAGCTCGATGATGCTCTTGCCCGTACCGCCCTCGCCGGAGAACAATCCGGCCTGTCTGAGTGGGACGCGGTTGAAGATTGCCCATTCACGTTCGGGCGTTGGCTCGCTGTCCCAATTGGACATATCGAGCCACGGCAGCGGCGTGCGGGCCTTCTCTGGCTGCTCCCGCGACGACTGCGCACCGCCGCCGCCGTCACCTGCCATCCACTCGCTGCCGGCGCCGGTATCGTGCGAAAAACCTCCCCGCCATCCTGCGCGCCTGGCCTCATAGAAGAGCGTTTCGACCTTGACGTCTCGCACACCCGCAAACGTCGGGTATTTCCTCGCCGCTTCCGCCGGATCGTTCTTGCTGTACTTGGCCGACCATCGTTCCCATAGAGCCTGGCCGTCTGCACCGAGCCCGCCGTAGATCGCCATGCCGATCCTGATCCAACCATCATAGTCGAAATCGTTCGGCAGGAAGTTCAGCGCGTCTTCGATGTCGCAGCGTAGATCGCCATCCTCGTCCGCGATTGGAAACCCATCTACAGCGCCATTCCGGCGCGGCGGCGCGTCCCGCCGCACCTCTTCCTGCTGCGGCTGCGCCTCCTTCTTCTTGCGTTCGTTCTCGGTTAGGCCGCCGGCCTCACGGATGATCCGCTCCGCCTCTGCCTTGAACCGTTCGAGCGCCTCGACGGTAACGAGCGGCAATTCAGCGAACGGCGTGTTGAGCGGCGTTTGTTCACCCCAGCGATAGGGCTGGCGCGTATCAGGATGAATGCCGAAAGCTACAAAATGTTGCCCCTCCGCTAGGAGCTCAACCTTGTGCTTGCTGCCATCATCGAGATACAGCTCAGGAGTCGACAGCTTCTTGATCGGCGCCTCGACGCGGTAGCAGAACAATATCTTAGGTGCGAGTCCGACTCGCCGCAGCGGCGTGTGGCCGAGTATCTCTTTGCACTTGAAGGCGAGGCGCTCGGCCAGCTCGGGGACAAGCACGTCAATATCAGCGCCGATCACCAGGCCGCCCAGGATGCCGGTGCTGACGGCATCAGGAATGTCTCGCGACCATCGCCGGATTTCATACTCAGCGGCGGTTTTGCAGACATTCTGCCAGCCATGTAGCGGCGGCTTTTTGCCGATTACCGGCACCGGGCAGTAGCCATTCTCGCGAAGTTTCAGGCGCAGCTGGATGACGTCGGCCTTGTTCGGCTGCGGCGTCTGGAAATCGTGTTCAAGGTTGCTCATAGCCAATCGCCTTTCTCCCAGGCGATCTGCGCCTCTGCTTCGAGTCGATTGGTGAGAGTTTGCTCAACCTCGAACGCCAACTCCTTGAGCCCAGCGACAACATCGTGAAGCAGGTCGGTCCTCACCCACTGGTGGCGGGTGAGCTTGCGGATTGCTTCGATTTGAAAAAGAATTGGGCTCATCGCGAAAGCCCTCCAAATGCGAGGGTTGCGACGGTGCGCGCGGCATCAACACTCAGGAACCACAACGAGCGGACCTTGCGGATTTGGGCCGCGAGGGCTTGACCGTCTCTTGAGTGCTGAATAAATTCCCGAGTGCGAAATGAGGATTGCGAATTGGCCCTGTCACTTTGGCGAGTGACGGGGCTTCGCATTTCTGGATCAGGCGGATGCATGTCGCACCCCCAATCCCCGCGAACGCGGCGTGAACGAAGTCCACGGATTTTCCACGGATTGAACGGGCGTGTTAGCGCAACGTTCTGGCCTGTCTTGCCGGGTGGGTGATTTCAGGCAGTGATAAAAGCCCAATAACAAAGGGCTTTTATGGTGGGCGCACAAGGGATCGAACCTTGGACCTCTCCCGTGTGAAGGGAACGCTCTCCCGCTGAGCTATGCGCCCGGGAATTTGTCCATTTGATCGCGCCCAAAGGGGCCCCGACCACGCACTGGACCAGTCAGAGCCAGCGATTTACGGAAGCCGTGCCCTCAGGTCAAGCGATACGCGGTCAATTCCGGCAAAACCAGCGCATGATCCGGACGATTCGAAGAAAAGTCATCGCGCTTCAGCCTTTTCACGCCCCCTGTTGACGGGCGCGGGAGGCGTGCGATTGCAGTGCGCGGATGCGCTCGGCAAGGGTGCCGCCCGGCGACGGGCTGGCGGCGGGCGAGCCGCTCGCTACGGCCGCACCGTTGGTCGCCCTGGCCGACTTGGCTGGCTCGGAGGCAAGCATCGCCTCGATCGGCGAGTTCGGCCCCTCAAGCTGCATCGCAAGTTTCGCAACTTCGGCGGCGATGTCGTTGATGCGCTCGCGCAACAGCGCGTTCTCCATGCGCTCCGTCGCCCAGGAGCTCTCGGCCTGCTGCTGGATCGCGTTGATGTCGCGCTGCAGCTTGGCGCGTTCGTCGCGGGCGGCACGAAGCTGCTCCTCGACCGCAGCCTTTTC